GCTGGGGAGCCCTTGCCAAACGTGTTGAGAAATTCATCCAGAAGGGAACCAATATCACCATTCACGGACGGTTAGCTGTTGACACCTGGACAGATAACTCCGGGCAGAAGAAGTACAAGAACTATGTTCAGATGAGTGAGTTTATCACTAACCGTGGGCAAAAGGAGGTTGAGAATGATTCCTATAACGAATTAACTCAGATGTAGTGGATTTCGGAGTCATCAGAAATAAGAAGCAAGCTCTCGAACTATCTGAGAGGATAAAACAAAGGCGGCTGCCGTTCAAATTTGCACTGCAAGACATTTATCCTCTCAGATCCCTTGATGCCAATTCGTACTATTGGGGGATCGTACTAAAGATGATCGCTGATGAAACCGGTCAATCAATCGAACAATGCCACGAAGCCTTTAAACGAGAACATAATTTCCGTTGGGACTTTATTTTCAATTCCCTAACCGGAACCTATGAGTTTACCTCGGGAGTTGATTCAACCACCGTACTGGATGATAAAGAGTTTTGGGATTATATCATGAAAATTCGTGTGGAGGCCGAGGTAGATCTGCATATAACAATTCCACTCCCCAATGAGTGTTTTGTCCCTGAACTGAACTACGATCACGACAAAATTGAATTAAGAAAAATGTGACATGGAAAAGAACACTGAAATAAAAACAGGAAAGATCCTGAGAATAATATTCCTGGGATATCTGATAGTCATTGCATGGCTTCTGTTTGTACTGATCATGATAAACATTGCAATAAAATTTGAAGAAAATGAACAAAAGAAGAAGCACACCTTACAAAGGTATAGTTGTGGCTGGACGGCCTGTAACAACATCGGACGGTATAGCCGCAGGGATTATTAAAGGTCCCCGTCAGGAGGAAGATAATGTACTAACCACTCATGACCTGGAAGAGATTGACAGGGCAGAGGAAGAACGGAATGGATATTTACCATGTCCTAACTGTAATAGTGATGATACTATAAAGATTAGTGACAACTATTGGCTTTGCAGAAGATGTGATTTTAAATGGAGGATAATATGAACCGTAAAACATTCTTAAAAAGGATCGGAGCCGGAGCTATAATCGCTGCCGTTACTCCAATGGTTATGGCAGAGAAACCAGTACCAATTAAACCCACAGCATCCACTCCGGTTTTTGGCATTGATGCACTCCGTGTTCCGGCAGGTGATCCTTCTCCAGCAAAGATCATCCCTGCAGATGTAAGTAACATACGTATTGTCAACATGAAACCATCACTAACTCCTCTGGACACGATAATTAAAGATGCTAAAAAAAGAGGGTATGATTTCTCAGAATCAGATTGACCGGGAATTATCAAGGATCAAGGCATGGTACGTAGCGAACTGGCCCCTATGCCTCTTCTGTGGCCATCTCGTCCGTAAAGGAGGCCAGCTCGCTCACCTTGTAAGAAGATCATATTCAAGGGAGCTACAGATTGTGAAGTTAAATACTGGACTGGCGCACGATTCATGTCATGAAATCTATGACGATTACCCGGACCAGGCCGTTTATCTGCCCCGTATTGTCGAGGTGCTCTACATTGTGTATTTGCTTGACGAAAATTACTTCAATCTTATTGCCGGCCACTATGAACAACTGGCCGATGTTATGCAGTTATTTCCTTCGGTCCCGTACCAGAAGATTGAGCATCACGGAGAGTTATTACAATTAAATTATTTGTACCAATGAGAAATTACGTAAACTTCAAACTTATAGTCAATCACGACTATAGCACAATGAATGTTGTTATTTATGGTCAAATTATTGAAGGTACCCGACTATTTATAATAGGTTATGATGATGGTAAATTAATTGAACAGGAAGTCTCTGCAGAGAACGAACTTGCACCAATGACTACCTTCAAGCCACTCTTAAGAGTGAATTATTTTATGTTCAATGCCTTCCTTAAAGCATTCGTAGATTATGCCAATAATGTGAATATAGTAACAGAGAATGAGAATCTACTCAAGGGAAAACTCGAAGCAACAGAGAAGCACCTGGAGGACATGAGAGAAATAGCTAAAACTTTACTTAAAAATCAGATGGAGTGAAAAATAGGGATAACCATGTACGTACACTGTACATACATAGACGTACATAAAAAAATCCCCCGGTACTCGACCAGGGGATCTAACCCTAAAACTAAACTAACCATGAAAGAAATAAACAGTTACTACCTGTTGAATCCGGCCTTCCTTGTTTCTGGTGCTCGTTCTATCTCAATATCCTGATGCCAGGATGACTCTTCCCGGCAGGATAACTCATATAACTTACCAGAAAACCGGATCGCTATACCACTTACAATACGTAATTTCTTTTCCGGATCGGTGATTAGCACAACCTTATCACCAGGCCAGAAGCTAAACCTCAAGGTCTTTTTGATCATATTCTTTTAATTGAAAGTTGGTCCTATTGAATTCTCCATGCCTGGGGTGTACCATCCAGGCGCTCTGACAAGGCTCTGCATGTCGTCCTGCCTGGTGATCATAAGCATTCGTACCGCTTATGGATCCTCCACAGCTAAACAGCGAAGTATCAAAAGGTACATGGAAGTGACCATGGATGATCTTATTAAAGCCAATTTCTTTTGCTCTTACAAGGTCATTCATTATGATACTCTGCCTTGCAGTTGCCTCCCGGGCCGTCCGTCTTTCGATACCATACCAGGGAATACCCATCCATGCCTTTATACCGTGCCCGTGTGTTATAAGATAGTTGCGGGTACTTACAGAAATGACCTTCTCATTCATAGCATGTATATTGAAAGTCACGTTTTGATGATTTGTTAGGTATGCCTCGATCATCTTTCCAATAAGATACCCATACGAGTTTATCCCAGCCTCCTTAGCCTGTGGCTTCTTTGTCAGCCGTGAATGATTGTCCTCTGTAAGGAAATCCACCTCCACGGTTTCAAAGTACGGGGCAAGCAGAGCTAATTGTTTGGTATGGACCTGTGCTGCTCTTACTACCTGTTCCGGTACCGGGAAGGCATTAGTTACGCGAAGCTCATCGTGAATATCTCCACTGATCAGATCTCCGGTAAATATTATATGGCAGTTCTTGATATTATAAACAGACCTATGCAGGATAACCCAATCTATGAAAGACTGTATGTATCCAAGGTTACGTCTTTCGCATATTATGGGATTGAACTCGTTGAATTGTTCAATCTCATCACCTTCCTGAACCGCTCCCATGTGGGAATCGGTTATATGTCCTACCGGAATAATCTCTGTTTCGCTTTTTGGGGGTTTTCTGTAGACCTTGCTGAAAACAGAATCCAGTGGTTCAATAGGTGTCAGGCTTGCTATAACCCTGTTAAAGAATACTTCGAGCTTGCCATGTTCTTTACGATACTCTTTCAGGGTAAGCTCTTTCTCTGACAGCTCCCTGTGAAGCTGTTGTTTTTCCTCATCATGGCGACCTTTTAGTTCGCCCTCAGTCAAAAAGTCGTTCATTGGAGTACTCCTTCCTGTTTTAATTTCTTGATTGAGTTCATTGAACCGTAGTATATAACTCCATCAACCTTGCCTCTGTGATCTTTCAGTTCGATCCTGGCCAGAGCTTCACGATAACGTGGCTTACCGATTAATGATAACTGACGGAGCATAGTAGCCTCATCAACATATCTGCCCTCAGGAATATTTTTCACAAAAGATAAGATAATGAAAAACATGTCATGTTTTTGACGAAGCTCATCCTCAGAGAGAGTATTTATTAGTGTTATCTCCTGATTTTCTATTACCTCAACAGACGCATTGGATTCAGGATAATAGTCAGCTTTAGTTCTACAAAACAAGTATTTGCTTCTATTAATCCCTTTTCTCAAATAATCCGATATTGCACCCCTGTATAATCCAAGCTCCCTCTCTGCAAGTCTTTGAGAGGTAAACTCTTTTAAAAGTTTCTTTGTTTGAGGATCATACAGGTAGATTTCATTAGATGAATTTATTCCCATTACTCATTTTTTAGTTAGACATATTTACATAGTAGGCTTCATGCCTATAGATTGTTTTGCAAGTGCTATTGCCTTGGGATCCACACTGCCACTTATCTGAGATAGCAGTTCCTCGGGCATTCCTCCGGGTAGTCCACTCTGGGCCATGGCCTCTTTTCTTTGCCTTACAGCTGCGAGTAACTTATCAGCGAATGGCAAAGAGGTATGCTCAAGGAACATCTCAAGATCAATAAGCTGTCCTTCGAGCAACTTAAATAATGTTTCGTCTATCAGCTGGCGGTAAACCGGTGTATCCATTCCCTGTGTAATAACTACATCAAAGTCAAGGTCACGGACAAGTTCGGGATCATACAGCTTTGTATCTTCGTTTATAGTCCTTCCGTTTACAGAGAGGTATCTTTTCTCGTTGTAATATTGGACTATTACCTTTAGTGCCTTCATGTCCCGTTTCTGTTTGTAATACCGGAAGGTGCTCATATAATCAAGTGTGTTGAGTGAAGCATTTTGAGCCTCCTGGGCATATAGAGCAGCTGGTTTCCCCGAAACGGCTGTCTTACCCTGTATTGCATCATGCACACCGGAGATGCCCTGTATGAGGTTCATTTGAAGGGCTACCATTTCATTAAGCCCGATGCCTGTTGAATTGGCACTAATCTGCTCAGGAATCTTCCCATGAGCTTTTGGAACGTATGTTATCACTCCATTAAACCTGGTCCATTCCCGGGCAAAATCATCAGGGGTCATGCCATCAGGAATAATATCTTCCGGGATCATGAGCACGCCTTTTGCGGATGCACTCATAATGAAGTCCATCTGAATAATAAGACGGTTAATATATCTTTGCTGATCAATTATATCCTCGACAAATCCCCACACTTCCCCATCCAGAAGAGGATAAAGAGTTATGGCGTAAGGGTGCTCTTCGTGTTTGTATGGTGTCTCTCCCTCATAGAGACAGTGGCCAAAGGGTGTAAGAAACTTAACATACCAGAACTGTTCATATTTTTCCTCAGCCTCAACAAGAGGTATTTCTTCCTGTGGTAGTCCTTGTTCGGTTCCAAGACGTACCCTTTCCAGGTTTTGCTCGGCAATCTCTTTAAGAGTATAAGGGACAATACTATATGATCCGTCCATGGGGTCATGTGCATATATCCTCCATTCTCCACGAAGCCTCCATATCTCAAATAACCTGGCCTTATTTGAATCCCTTGGGTTATAGAAATCCATATTATCCAGCCTTGTTGCATCGAGACCATGATCCGAGAGGTATGTCCTGTCAACAAGCCCTGCATATAGTTCTCTGATTTTCTCTTCATCTGCCTGGCTTTTGGCAAACACACTCACAATATCATCAACCGTTGTATCAATTATTTCACCTATTAACCGGAGGTCGTGTAGCCGGATATCTGCCACATCTGAGTTAAAGAATATCCTGTTAGGGTTGACGTTCTCAACATAGAGATCCTCAAGGTTTCTCTCCTTAAAATATTTATATCCTATCTTCTGAAGAACGGCCCCTGACAGGTTAAACTCTTCAAATATCCTTGCATCAAGCTCTGGTAACATATTATTATGTTCTGCGGCTTGCAGGGCATTACTAAGCATTTCTGTTGCCTGTGCATTTTCCCTGGCCCGGGCAACAACAATACTTTTGGAAGGATTACTCCTGTACTGGCCAATAAGGTTTTTTACCAGCTGACGGATCTGGTTCTGCTTTAGAGGGACTTTCCCCTGGTTTTTGAGATATGTTTCCTCTGTGATATATTCACCTTCATTGTCGGGATCCTCTATTTGATCACTCCACTGATCCCCCCGATAATATTTACGGTTACGAAGCCTACGGGTCCGGAAGTCTCTCAGGCTGTCCCAATACCTTCGGCAATCTTCGAGGAGCTGCATGTTCTCATTCACCTCGTCAGAGATCTCAGAAACATTCTTTAGGGGAATGGTTTTCTGCTTTCTCATTCCAAGTGTGCTATTACTGAACCCCTGGATTTCCTCTTTTGTTTTGATGATCTTCATATTTATTTCCTCCCAAATTGTTCTTTAAGATCTTTTATGTCGCTTATACATTGCCTCATTAATTCAATACCCCTGTAATTACCCTCCACTTCGTCAAAATCTGTGTCCTTCTTGGCATCATCCAGGGCTGATTCATAATGTTTGAATGTCTCAACGTACTTCATCAGGTACTCATCACCCATAATCTCCAGGGCTTTTTCGTATTGACCTTCTTTGAAATAATTTGCACTGAGATCACTGGTTATTTTGCTGTCATCCCTCAGATCATAATACTCAGATATAACATTCCATTTTGCCTCGGGTATTTTCCGGATAAACTTGTTCACAAAGGGGGCGTTGCGGTAATCAATATCCTGCTCAGTATCAAATCCTTGTGATATTGTTGTTATCATATCTGAGAATACAGCTCCGGTGCCTCCGGTATATCCTTTAAACAGATGCTCTAATGTGGATGGGTTTATGTCAAGTATCCCCGGGACTTTGCGTTGTTTCTCCTTATAGCTGTCATAATAGTACTTATACTTACTGTCCCCACCACCCCAACGGAAGAGCATGTCAGTTATGAACTTGGCAGCCGGACTTACGTTCTTCTTTCCAAGGCCAGCATTTGCAAGTTTCTTTTCCTGTTCCCTTGTGAATGGCTCATTCTTGATGGCATAGCCCATATAGTTACGGTTCTCAAACACCTCTGTTATTGGCTTGATAACCGTAGGCATAATAGGGGCAAAGCTGAATTCCCCGGACTTCCAGAATCCACCAATGTCAACCGGCAATAGTGCAGATCCGAAGTTTCCAAGAGCGTTCATAACTCCCTCTTTCACGTTCATTCTTTTTGCTGCTATATCGAATCCTATGGCTCCCATACTCTTGAATCCTCTCCAGAACTGTGGTAGTGGTATGCTCAGGTATTTGTCTCCTTTAGATTCGCCCCTGAGTAGTGCAGGGATATTCGGGATAACAAGGTAGTTCTGCCTCATGTATGGATTGATGTTGTAGTATGATGTCTCGTCATCATCATCAAAGAAGGCATTCATCATAGCTTCAAGGAATCCCACTGTAACATACGAAAGAGCCACTGCGCTGAACTTACCAGGGTAGTTCTTAGCAAGAGAAAAGTTCTTCTGCATACTCTGTATGGCCACGTTAAAGAACGCGAACCATGCATCCCAGGCTTTACTTCCTTTTCCTTTACGGTTAAAGTTGACTGATGCCTCTTTTGCATCCGAAGCAGCATCTTCTTTTGTGTTACCGGCAGCAAGAGAAGCCAGGTAGACAGAGAACCTTGTTGCATCCTCAAATATCCTGTTCCAGTATTCAATGCCGGTTAAGAGCTTATGTGCTGTATTAACCATATCACCCCGGAGTGTTCCTGCCCGGACCATCCGTTTTATCTCCTTGTTGATATCTTTTTCGATCTCTTCAGGAGTTTTTAAATGGGTGTATCCGGTTGCTCCTCCGGTTTTATAGAACTCGTCAAGCTTCTGGTCAATACTATTACTGAGATTCTGTTTCCCTGCAATATATCTTATGATTGCGGGAAAGGTATGTTTATAATTACGAATTACCCTTAGACCAGTTCCCTGTTTTATTGCCTGTGTGATTGATGCCTCCTGGAAGTCCCTCATGAAGTTGGTAAATGGAAACACAACGTTCCATGAGGTATATGCTGCTTTAAGCATATTATTAAGAGAGGCAATAGTAGCCAATCCTCCATGAAATCCCTTCCTTGTATCATCTCCAAACATAGCAAGGAGAGGACGGTACATATAGTTCTGCTTATTTAAAGCCTGTGCGACCGGAAGGTTTTTACCTTTAAAGATCATTACCATATCCCCTCCGGGCTTTTTAACGATAACCTCATGTTCCCGGGCCTGTGAAGGAGCTCTTAACCGTTCGTGCTCACGGAAGATCTTTGTCCTTGCCTCATCCCTGGCAAACTGCTCTGCAGATGGTCTTGTAAGAGTAGGCTCCCATTCATAGGATCCATCCGGAAGATTTACCTTCAGGTAATAAAGCTTTTTAAGAGTAGCCAGCTCATGTATCTCATTATTGCCAAGATTGCGGATAATAAGATTCAGCATGGAATTATTGACCTCATTAGTGACCTGTTCGGCTATTGCCTGGAACTCTACGTTGAGAATATATGCCAGTGGATTATCAGCAAGTGATTTTCTTCCTTCGGCATGACGGAGTGAATTGGAAAATCCCTGACCTCTGGTATATTTCAGTTCTTTTGCTGCCCCTTCTCTCCATCCTCGAAGAGGAACGAAGTATTTGAATTTATCCAGGTACTCTTTCTTTTGATCTGCCGAGATCTGCTGTCCGGCTTCCCATGTATTAAGGATTTCTGTATTAGACTCCCGGAGCTTCTCCCAGAGATCATCTATGAGTTTCTTATTAATAACCTGGGCTTCAAATTCCTTAACTATATCCTTTGCAAGATCATCAGGACTTGTATATTTGCCCTCACGGTCAAACGGCATCACTCCGGAGTAATCCTTATTGCGGATACTCATTTCAAAATCATTGATCTCCTCTGGTCCTGCCTCCGGGTTGTTTTCAATAAACTCGGCCAGTTCTTTCTCCCGGAATACCCTATTTCGTTCAACAGCATGTTTACATATTATATATGGAAGAACATTCTCCCCGGGAATCCCGGTCTTTTTGATATTAGCCACAGCACTAAGCACGGGTTTCATCTTCTGGTCAAAGAAGTCATTATATAGCTTCTCATGGCGACCAAAGGAAAGGCTGGTATCACGGTATGGCTTTGAATCATTACCCTGCTTGCCTCCACGTTTTAATACTTCCTCCTCGAACTTGCGGATCGGCAGGTTAAGATCCTGAATATATTCCCGGATGCCCTGTTTGGTTTCTTCAATAGAACGCTTTGCCTCTTTCTCCTTATAAACTTCTGCAGCCTGGTCAACTATATTTTTCTTATATGCCTGAGCTATCCTGAATCTTGCTTTCTCGTAACTGTCGGTAGCTTCAAGGTATTCTTGTGCACTGGTGTAATCACTTGCCCTCGGTTTCTGAAGGTTCTCCCGGCTCCTGCGGAGCATATCATGAATGTCGTTCTCAGTGTAATTGACCTTAAACAGCTTCCTTAGTAACTGACGTATTTTTGCAAGTACCTTCTGGAATAGTGTTGGATTGATGTTTTGCTCTGCCATCATTCCAAGGTATTCCTCTGCTATTGTCCGGGGATTAGAGGTATTGTATTGCTCCATTAAGAAGCTTCGGTCAATCTGAGGAATGTTCCAGAAAAGGTCATCCAGGAACTTGTTATACTCTTCTTCCCCAAGGAGAGCGGGTAATCCCTGATGCGCCACAACCTCATGGAGGACTGTCTTTGTTACCTCTTCGATTCCCCTTATGGTCCCGGTTGCTCTTATGTCATCAAGTAGGACATATACGGTATCTGTCTGTGGATCATAAACGCCAGCCATGTGTTTGCGGCTTGTTATCCCCTGACGTAATGCCTGTCGCTGGATCCTCTCGGGCAGTTGTGTCCGGTTGTTGATAACTTCAATCTTTGTATTAAGGCTATCAGCAAGTATCCTCACTTTGTCGCGGACCTCGTTCTCCCAATTCTCCCTTGTTGATCCGCTGACAACATCAAAGAGTAAAGATTCCCCGGTTAGTCTCTGAGATTTCTTAAACAGAGGGATCCCCTGACGGTAAGAATCGAACATTGCCTCGGTAATGGGAAGGGAATGAACTGATATGCTATTATCTTTATCAGCATTTACAAGTTTTTTATATTCATCTTCTGAGGTATTTGCCTTTACTACATTGCCATCCGCATCTGTAATATCTGTGCCATCGAAGAATAATCCACGATCTATTCTTTCCGATACTACTACCTTCTCAACCTGGCTCCCAAACTTCTTACCTAACTTATTGGCTATTGAGGGAAGAATGTTGTCATAGAAGCCTTTCATGCCGGAACCACCGATCTTGAGATCAAGGCCAGAATATGTTTTTTCAGCGTGCTTGTAATGAACATCATTAAATATCTTATCCCCAAGTTCTTTGCCGACAGTATCTTCAAGCTCTTTCTGGTCATTGGCAAATAGCGTATGAACATTCCCGCTTTTATCTGTTACATGCAATCTCCACACCCATGATACTCTCCCTGTGGTATATTGAGCTGTAATACTTTCAACCTGTTTACTCAGGTCATACCTCTCGTTCTGCACTTCCCCGGGAGTCCATGCAATAGCATCAAAGCCATTGTCAATAGCATACCGGATCATTCTCCTGAGTGCAAGACCAGCCCATTGATCGGTTTTCTTGAAAGGCATGTCGGAGATCCCCCCTTGTATGGTTAATTTATTATATCCAGATGCCTTCCTGATAAGCTCGTTTCTTATATCATCATCTGAGGTTATATTATCACTACCCTCAATCTCATAATTAGTTATATCCGATAATTGAGCTCCGTTTAACATCAGCTTGAAGCCCCAATCTGTTTTAACTACCTCCCCTTTCTTAGGATCAATTAGTGTTTTTGCTATATCGCTCTTAAATCCCTTTTTCTTCCCTTCCTGTGCCCAATCGCTCTGGATCTCTTCGATAAACAGGATATTCTTACCATCCGGGGATCTCCGGGTATTGAAGCGAACATGTGCAAGTATGTTAGGCTGATCCCAATGACCTGATTGATAAAGATCCCTTGTATCAACTATT